GTATGTCTATAGCATTTTTAAATGGTTTAATATTCTTTTTTATAGATTCTTTTGATGGAGGTGTAACACCAGCTGGTGTTATTGTTGTCTTTATATTATTAGGATCTTTTAACTCAATATATGTTGGAGTAATTGTTACTTTGCTTTCTGTTCCAGCTGTATGATTTGTGTCTAAAAGTTCAATAAAATTTGAACCAATTCTTGTTGTACAAGATAAATCCGTACTTCCTCCAGATTGATTAAAATCTTGGCATGTAAATCCGTTTATATATGTTCCTAAATTAGGATGCCAATTTTTATTTCTTGCTGGACTTCGTGAATAAAATCCACCAACTGAAATACCACCATCTTCATCATAAACGCCTTCAACAGTTGCTCCATCGATTAATCCATAATCAAATGCATTTGGATCTATACCAAGTGAAATTAAATGACTAAAATATACACTTTTTATATCTGTTACATCGTTAGGGTCTGTGAATTCAATTGAAGCAATTCGATTTTGACCATCATTAAACTTCATTTTACCTTCTGAAATATTGACATTAGAAAATGTGCTATTGTTACCTGTAACATTTCCTTGTGCATCAACTTTAAAATTCTTAGTATCTATTGTTCCATTGGATAAATCTATCTTAGTTCCAGAAGTATTTGATACATAATTGTTAGATTTGATTGAACCTGTTGATATATTTTCTCCTGCTATAGTTGTCGAACCTCCTGTAGCTAAATCAGTTACCGACACATAGTCTTCTGATATTCTTGTTACTGTACCTTTTAAGACTGTTAATTCTTCGGCAGATTTACTTGCAACGGTCATTTGATACATACTAGAAATAATAAAGTCGTCAGCTGCATAATCTTCACTGATATCTTTTCCAACCTGGCACAAATATAAATCACCATTGTCTTTTATATACCAATCACCACTGTCATATGGAGGTACAGGTTGACTCAAAAAAACTTTTCTTTCATTATCACCAGATTGTAGTTCTGCATTAGTTAGTGCCATTGCTTGTACCAAATCATTATCTTGAATATTTTGCCAGTTATTTTGCAAACTGAATTGGTATACAAGACCTGATTCTTTATCGTAATAAAAATCTCCTTCATGTTCTGAAGGAGATTGCCAGTCTGTATATGGTTTGTTTGATGTCGTTGGTACACCTGAATAGAACCAGAGCGCTACTTCACCCTGGTCCACATATCCAGATAAATTAATTAATAATGATTTCATCATTGTAGCAAGTTCATTGTTTATTTGTACAACTCTCGCATTTGCTTTATTTAAATTTTTTAAAAGGCCGCTTAATCTTCTTTCAACCTCTGTATAGTTTCTGATTGGAGATGCATCTTGATTATTTGCCATGATTATCCCTCCTACCAATTTACATTATTGCCATTTACAGTGAATCCCTTGACTTTCTTTAAAATGGCTATTTTTTGGTTTGTTGGTATGCTTTGACTATTTACATAGTTAAATACCAACGATAATTCTGATGAAGATAATTTGTTGTTCATTCCAAGAATAATTAATTTATCTTCATATCTCATATATGAGCTGTTTAAGTAATCAACAATCTTTTGTTTTCTTGAACCACTAATTGATTTACCATTAGAATCTTTGTCAGCATAGAATGATTGAGATTTATAGTCTAAGTAACTATCTATAGGTACAACGTTTTTTACAGCAGCATATGCTTCATCATCTTTTCCTATTGTGTTTTCATAGATTATCTGTTTTGTTTGTGAAGAATAATTTGCTTGTTTTAACTTTTGAATCTTTTCGGTATTTTTTGTTAAACCTGATACATCTGTCTTATAGTCTAAATAATCATTGATTTTTACATTATTTTTAATGTTATCGTAGGCAGTATCAGTTGTACCTACAAATGCTGAATAGATTCCTTTCTTATCTTTGTCCGACATTTTCATATTTCTAAGTATTTTTATTTTATCAGCTTGTTTTAATGATTCATCATCTTGTAAGTTTGATTTATATCTAGCAACTTTGTCTTGATAATTAGCATAAGACTCTAATGAGATATTGTTTTGTTTCAATTTTGTTTTAGTTTTATCATCTACTTTCTTCCATGTTCCATTTTCATTAATCCATTTAAAATCTGAACCTGGAATCGTAGCTGTGTTTCCATCAATTTCAATATTATCGCTATTCTCTATTCCATATCTTGCAAGTGTATTAATCTGTTTCTGTACTTTTTCAAGCTCTTCTTTTTTCTCTTTGTCGCTTACTGATGAATTTTGAATAGCTCTCTTTTGAGCATATAAATCTGATATACCTGTTGATATTGTTTCTCCGTCAATTTTAAAGTTCTTCCCAGATTTAAGCTCATTCATAAGCATATATTTTAACTTGTCTTCATCTGTTGCATTTTCTGAATTTGAAGCAATTTGAAGTTCGTCTGACTTGCTAAAGAACTCACTTGGATATTTACTTTTCATTGTTGAATTAGTTGTAAACTTATCCTCTAAAATATTGTTTTCTGCTTGTGGTGTTAATGTTGGTAAAATTACATCTCCAATACCTCCAGAATATTGATCTAGTACATAGTTAATCTTTTTAGGACTTATATTCAATGTCTTACCTAAGAACTTACTTATTGAGTCTGTTTTCTCATCATATTGCTCTGCTGCTGGAAGTTTTTGCAATCTTGTACTTACTATATCTCCTCCATACCAGGCTTTATTGTTTCTTGCTTGAATTAATGGTGCTAAAACATTGTCTGTTACTGGGTTATTTGGTGCCAATTGATTTACAGTTGTATCTACTAAAGATTTCCAATTCACTTCTTTACCTTCTACAGCGTCATTAGCTCTTCTTGCTATTGAACCAACTACAGCTGAAACATTTCCTTTTGGTATTCTGAAGAATTTATTATCTCCAATCTTAAATAAGAAGTAGTTATCTTTAATGTAATCTGGTAATTCTTCGTAATCATCATCGTCACCTAGTACTAGGTTATTAATAATTGCTGGTGCTATTGAAGCAATTGTTGCATTAAGCATTAATCTTGTATATCCTTTTACTCCGTTTTGACCAATTATATTTCTGTAGGTTTTATCTAATCCCTGTACTGAAGCATTTAAGAAGTTAGCTCCATATTTATTTACAGCCTTTGTAATATCTCCACCACGTTTAAAGTTTACAGTTACATCGGCTGCATTATATAAGGCTTCATCTATTGTTCCACCATTTTCTATTGTCGAAATATATTCTGTTAATCTGGGTGCTTGCTCTAATACTTCGTTTACAGCTGCAATTTTATTTGCAAATTTCTTGATTGGATTCTTAGTTTTTGTTGGTAATAATCCTTTATCGTAATCAAAGTATGTATTAGCATAACCACCATTATTTTTATAGCTTTTATACCAATCGCCTTTGGTTGCAAGATTATATAATGCTTTAGGATAGTTTTTAATGAATTTTAAATCACTAAACTTAGTATTTACTAATGCGTTGCTAAAATCCTTTATAGGGTTATTTAGTGAGAATCCTATACTATATGTGGTTAATAATTCTCTCTGGAATTTAGATAATTTTTCAAGTGGTGTTAGCAATGCTTTTGCAGCTTTACTATTATTGATCTTGTTTTGTAATGTGTCTTTCTTAAATGCTGAATATAATTCATCGCTGATTTTGAAAGTTTTCATTTCTCCATCATCAAAAATAGTAAACATATTTGTACCATCTGTATTCTTTTCAACTACATCTCCATTTAATGTCATCATTGCTGATGGGTCAAATTCGACTCCAGATAGAATTATATCGCTTTTTGATGGGTGGAGAGTATTATATAGTTCCAAACCTAAATTATTCATTCTAATGGCTTTCTTAATCGCTAGGGTTTGTTCAGCCATACTTTCTTGTACTGATAATATATCTAAGTTACTTCCTGTTGCTTTCTTTAATGTGTTTGTTCCAACACGATCATCTACAGTAAAGTTTGACATGTCTTCTGTAATATCTCTAAATGTTGGTACATAGTCGGGGTACATATTTCTTAACTTTTTATACATTTCGTCAGATACTAGACCGTTATCAACTAAATCTACTAAGTTATTGTCGTTATATTTACTTGCTTCTTCTCCCCATTCTTTAAATTCTGGGTGTTTCTTTTCGTAGTAATCTACAATTTGTTTTGATTGTTCAGCTGATACTTCAGTTCCAAATATACCTTTTTCATATCCATATCTTGCTATATTATGTTTATTTAATAGATAATCATTAAATTCTTTTGTTAATTTCTTTTCTTCAGCTGGTTTGAATATATCTATTATTGATTTACCTACTACTTCACCATTTGAATTAATCTGATTGTCTCCTATTGAAATTTGAGCTTCATTAAATGAGTTCATAGTTCTATCATATAGCCATGTTAATTTTTTATTCTTTGTTTGTTTTGCAAGCTTATCGATATAATGTCCTTTATTAACAAATTTTTGTGCCAGTTCATCTTTTATTTCTTTAAATGTTGTCTTTTCTTTGCTTCTTTTTTCCTTGATAAAATCAATTGTTGGACTTTTTTCTATATCTTTACTAGCAAGCTCCTTTTCTACTTGTTCAGCTATCTTCTTTGATGGAACATTAACTTGTTCAGATTCTTCTTTTAAGGCTTCTAGATTAGATATATTAGTATCATTTGCTATTTGCTCTGATGTTCTAAAAGGCACAGATGCCTCTTCTGTTGTATTAGGTGCAATTTCTTGCTTTTTTGCCTCTAAAACAGTTTTAGTGCTTTCTTTTGTTGGTAATATTTGCTTCATATCTGATAATTGATTTGTTGTTCCTCTTGATGGAAAGTATTTATTTAAAAAGTCTTGCCATTTATCTGATTGCTTTGAATATCTTATATCTGGATTAGATGTTGGGTTAGTATTGTTTATATTTTTAGCTTGATTAGAGTCAAATATAACATATTGGTTATTCTCTCCGTTAAAATTGCTATTATCGAATTGTGTTCCTTTTATGATTATTCCATCATAGCCTTCTTTTATTAATTTGTTTCTAAATTTTTCTACAGTTTCTTTAGGATCATTTAACATCATTCCTAAACCACCTGTATTTGCATCTTCTGCACTTTGACCAGCAACTTCATATAAATCTATTTTAAATTGCTCGTATGCATCTCCATAACGAAGTTTATTATATTCATTATTTGCTTTCTTGGACTTTTTTAATAACTCATTAATTTGTTTAGCGTCTTTTTCCATAGTGTCTATTTGCTCATTGCTAAACCCACCTTCTTTTGCGTATCTTTCAAATGATTTAAAGTCTATTGGTTTATTTGTAAGCTCTGCATATTTAAAATCTCTTATTAAAGAGTCGAATGTCATTGTCGTTTTATAATCTGAATTTTCCCAGTTATATTTTTTTCTAATTTCTTTTGCTTGTTTTTCTAAATTCTCTGATTCAGTACGATACTGCTCTTTTAAAGTATCATTACTTACATTCTCATAAATCTTGGGATTCTTAATGTTTAGATACACCTCTTTAGCTTGAGGTTTTTTGTCTCCGTACCATACATCTTTAGCAAAATTTTCAGCTCCTTGTTTGGTTTCAGTAAACCAAAAACCAATAGCAGCCCCTTCATTGCTCTGACCACCTTTTGTTATATCAAATATATTAAAATCACTATTTGTACCATGATATACTGTTAATAAATTGCCATTATCATCTCTAACTTTGCTATCTTTAAAATATTCTTGCTGCTCTTTACTTAATGTTCTACCTTGATTGTCTGTTGTAGATAATTTTGTTCTATTTGCAGTGTCTGCATTGTTTACTGATGCATATTGACCTTCTAATGGATCTATCCACGCAACATCATTAATATTTACCTCTTTAGAATAGATTTTGTTGTTGCCTGCATAATTTTGTGCTTCCATTTTAGATGGACTTACAAATACACCTTGCTCAATAGGATATGAACTATATACTGTGATTTTACCTGTTTGAATTGCATTTTCAATATCTTTTTTTGTTAAGTCTGGTGTATACGAATCATTATCTTTGTAATCTGAATCTTCAATTGCTTCTTGTAATGTTTTTATATCTTCTATATTTCTTATTCCAGTATGATATTCATCTTGCATAGGGTTGTTATTTTTTATAATGTCTAATTGTTTGTTTTTTTGCAAATTAAAAGAATCTGAATTGTTTTCAGATTCTTTATTTATTATTGATTCATTTCCACTATTTTGTTTAAGATTTCCTCTTGGGTTACTTGATTCTTCTCTTCGTATTTGTCTATTAGAAAATTGATCATTTCTATTATTTGATTTTCCTCTTGACATGCTGTCATTACTAATACGATATCTTCTGTATTCGTTTTTAATTTCTGCAACAGATTTATTAAATCCTTCTGCTTCTGTGAAAGTTCCATTTTCAATACCCTTTCTTATAAAATTCTTAAAATCTTCACTGCCATTTACTTTTAATAAAGTCTCAACCTCATTATCTTGTTTGTTGTATATATATGATTTGTAACCTTTATCACTTAAATCAATATATCCTATTCCGTCTTTTTGTTTCGATCTCCAAGTTAAAACTTCGCTTTCAACCTGTGAACGCTCACTTTTTGTTATTGACTTATTTATAATATTATAGCTCTTATTCTGGATTTTTTCAACTTTATCAGTATTCTCTAGTATTTGATTATCGTACTCATTAGATCTCGCCATATAGTCTTCCATGTTTTCTTGAATAGGATTAATATCTACTTTTATTCCGTCAATTTCTAATGGATTTTCATTTAATATATTGAATAAGTCATCTTCTCTAATATCACCATTATATTGAACTACAATATCTAAATCAGAATCTGCTCTTGCTGTTCCCCTATTTCTGCTTCCATGAATATCTAAATCTTCGACAGATGCATCTATGTTGTATTCGTTTAATTTTTCTTGTATATAACGTTTTGATATATCTTTTATTTCATCCCTAGTATAAGATTCTAACCCTTGTATTTTATTATCTTGATTAAGATTGCTATTTTTTGAGAATAATGGTATTTCTTCAAGTGGTACTTTATTGTTTAATACTTTTTGGTCTATATTTTCTGTAATATTATTCTTGTTTTGTTCATATGCTTTTCTCCATTTCATTTCAACATCTTTTACAAAGTCTTCATATCCATATGTTCCAGTAAATTTCTTTACCCAACTTTTAACTGCATTATATATTTGCTTAAACTTGCTTGGTTGTTCATGTGCTAAACTATTAATAAATTCTTCATTCCCTAATAATTGTCCAGATATATCAGCCATTACTTCTTCTGTTACATCATTTTGACCATATCTAGCTTCTAAATCCTTTAATGCTGTTTTAAATTCTTCGTTCTTATTTGCATAATTTAATATAGTTTGTTTTAAATCTTGATTGCCTATTGCATGTGTTAATTCATGCATTAAAACAAATTCTCCAGCACTTTCAGAGTTAGGGTTAATTTCTATTATTGTTTCTCCATTTTGATTATATATAGCACCATTTAAATTATCTGCTAGCTGATTATTTAATCTTATATTTAATCCAGTTTTCTCTATAATAGATTCAACTGATTTTGCAAAATTATGGCTTTGAACAGAGTTGTTCATAAACTTAGTCATGTCATCTCTAAAAGTGTCTATTTTTTTATTGTCGCTTGTTTCTGTTACATATGGCATGTTATTATCAATGTTAGTAAATACATCCTTTAGCTTGCCATATGTTTCATTATCTAATTTAGCTTCATTTGTTAATTTCTCTACAACATTTGTTAGACTATGCTCTGTGTCTTTTAATTCTAAAGTATCATCCAATTCTTTCGCATGGTTTAATAGGTCCTCTGAATTTTTAAGCTGCGTTATCTGATCTAGCTGTTTATTTAATTCTGAATAAGTATTTTTATTTAATTTTCCTTCATTTAATGCCTTCTGTATCTCTGATGTTAAATTAGTATTATATGTTCCATCTATGGCTCTCGCTTTATCTAATGCTGATGTCGTATCAATTCCTTTAGAATATAATGCATTTCTTAATGGCTCTGTTACCTTGTTAAAACTTTCTTGTAATGTTTTATTAATATCAACTTTACCGCTTGCTTGAATGTCTTTTAATGTTTCAGCTAGCTCATCTTTTGATATTTTTTCATTATTTTCCATTTTATCAATTAATCTGTTTGCCGAACTTACACCAGCAAATCCAGCATCCATTATCATTGAAGAAAATGCACCATCGACACCTGCATTCCACATTCTTTTAATCATGGCTTTAAGCATGACTTGGGGATTTTTTTCTTTTAGACCTTCCCATTGAACAGCATCTTCACCGCCAATAGTTAATGCTGTGAGCTCCGTTATTGGCTCCGTTATTGCTTCTTGAACAAAATTGTCCGCAATATTTAATCCATACTCTTTAAGGGCTTGCTTAATTGCACCTCCAGCTTTAAGGTTTGCTGTTGTTTTAAAAACTTTGCCAAATTGAATGCCTTCTGTGTACTTTTCAACCTCTCCCATAATTGTGCCAAACACAGTTGCTTGATCTTTGTTCATTCCTCTACTTAATGCATCTTTGTAATAACTTCCACCTGATGAGAAAAAGAAATATTCTGGTCCTGCAACAGGTCCCATTGCAACCGCAGGTAGTTGTTGCCCAATACTTGGTGCAATTTCAGTTATTTTCTTTCCAATAGGATCGTTAGATTCTTCTATGTTTTGAGCAATGTTTGTATCTAAATAAGTATCTATATCTTTTGATTTTTCATTGATTTTACCTGTAATAGAATCTTTTGTCTCTGATAGTTTATTAACAAGTGGTCTTGCAAAGGAATCTTCTGGTATTGTCTTTTTCATTATTCCAATTTGAGAATAATCGCCATCGTCTTCGAATGTTTTTCCAGTTATTTTTGAACCTATATTTAGACCAAGCTGTCTTGCTTTGTCATATGGATAATTAGCTAAATGTACGGTAAAATCCGCCGCATCTTTTAAGCCTTTTGCTCCACCTAACAATAGGTTTTCAGTTGCGTTTGTTACATCTTCCATCGTTGAAAGAAATCTACCTGTAACATCATCTAGTGTTGCTTCAATATTTTCTTGACTAAAAATTTTTTGGTTAAATGTTTTTGGCATAGTGGTTTTCTCATTTTTTAGTTGCTCATTTAACGGTACATTTGATTTGAATTCTTCTCGCTTTTCTTTAGATGATTGATTAACAACATTTTGAAAAGTTCCGCCTGGTCTATAGTCATTGTTATTATTACTGTTTTGCTGCTCTTGCTTTTTGATTTGTTCTTCTTCTTTTTTTCGCTCTTCTTCTGGAACACTATTTCTTATATCAACTGCTCTTTGTATTGCATTTCCCATTAGATTTGCTTGTACATTTTCTTTTGTTGGTAGATTATTCCTATTCTGTAGTATTTCAGCAGTTGAAGCAGTTCTCATTGAATTATTTTTATTTAATATGTTATTTGCAACTGTTGCTCTTTGTTGTTGAGCTTGTTGAGTCTGTTGCCATGCAGTTCGAATTCTTTGTGTTGGTAACTGAGTTGTTTGCTGTACTGTTGATTGTTGTTTTGTATTAGATTGCTCTTGTTCATTTAAAACTTTTTTTAAACCATCTGCAAAGCTGGCTAATATATTATTTTTCTTTTTAGCCATATCTTCTACCTCCTATTTTATCCTAATCCTTTTAAGAATGAGAATGCATTATTGATAAGTCCAGCTGCGGTAGCTGCGCCATTAACTGCTGCACTTCCTATTGATGAACCATTACTTGCAATTATGCCACTATTTCCTCCAGATGAGCTTCTTCTAGAGCTTCCTCCTGATGATCTAGAAGCATTGTAGCGTGCATCTTCAATTGCATCACGCTCTCTTTGATATGCCATTTGTTTTTCCCATTGATCTTGACTTTGTTTCCAGCTATTGTAGTTAGCGATAACATTATTAGCTTGTCCAAACATGTCTCTTCTTGCAGCAAGCTCTGTATTGATTTGGTTAAGCATATTTTGATATTTCGTATCGTATCTCTGTCCAAGTTCGCTAAGTCTTGTTTGTTTATTCTCAATTAATGTATTCTTGTACTGGAATCCTTCAAGTGCATATTGTGCTTGTGCCTGTGCAAACTTAAAGGCAATTTCAGCAAGTTGCTCGTTATTGGTCAGTCTTGCTTGTGCAATCATATTGTCGTATTGTGTCATTGTGTCATTTAAAGACTGTCTTGCTGTTGCAACTCTGTTTTGCCAGGTATTGTACATTGATACATTTGAACTTTCTGCATAACCTGTATTATTAAGCCCTTGAGATGCCCTTATTTCTGCTTGTACGCCATATGCGTTAGTTTGATTTCTATAATCTTGATATGCTCCTCTTTGCTCCTTCTGATAATCTCTTTGAGTCTTATCTTTTTGTTGATTGATTTCTTTAATTGTTTGCTCTGTTTGAGCATTTTGATTTTCAATTTGTTTATCTTGATACTCTTTTTGTGTGTCTATTAAATTTTTATAGTAACTATCTGAACTGTTAATCATTTTATCGTATGTATTATTGACTTGGTTTTGCTCTACTCTTCTTTGAGCTTCAATGTTAGTTAGTCTCGAATCATTATAATTAACGGTTTCATTTGGATTGTAATTTCTTACATAATCACTTGCCCATTTAACATCATCTTCGTATGCCATTGTTACCTCCTATCTCTTAACAAAAGAGCCTATATAGGTTTGTATTGTGAACCCATATAGACTGAATGGTTTATTTGATGCAAATTTATATTGAATGTCTTTCCACTTCTTTCTCTTTATTCGTGGAACCACATATCTTTTATTTGTTGTTGTATATGTATCTATCTCTTCCCAATTGTTGCTGTCTGTTCTTACAGATATTGTTACTTCACCTTGTAGTTCTGCTAGTGAACCTCTTTTATTTGTTATTTTCTGGTAATTTGGTTGCTCTAAATCATCTATACAAGTTGTCCAGTATGAGTCGATTGTTACATTACTTGTTTTTGTTAATGTGTATATTTTCTTATCGATGCATAGATATAAAACGTCATCATCAACAATTGCTGCTGTTATGTTTTTATCAAATTCCCAGTAGTACCACTCATATTCAACGCTTGTTACGTTTTGGAACTTTTGTCTTGAATCAGCTAAATAACAATGCTTTCCTGTAAACACAAGTAAATATCCCTGCCATTCAACCAGTATTGGATTTTTATATTGTTCCTCTTGCAAAAGTTTAGAATCAATTAGACTAGATCTATGTCCTAATACCTGCTCTGTTGTTATATCGCCTGATATTCCTTCAAGGCCTGCATCAGAAAACATCACAATGTCATCATTAAAGTTAATTGCACTTGATACACAACCTTTTGATATTGAACTGTGTGTGCTTGGATATACCTTACCTAGTTCACTATCAATTGATGGTGTATGATAGAATACTGTCGTATTAGCTTGAGATGGCTCTTTAAATACCCATAATGCATTGTTACCTGGTACTAATGCTTTAATATTGTTTGCGTTTGCACCTTCTGTTGCATAATCAAGGTCTGAACAATATCTTGGATTTTCAAGTGCTGAATACCATAAAGTATTTGGATAATCTTTATTGCCACTAAAAAATACCCTATTGTCAAATACTGCAAGTAGGGTACATTTATTAATTCTATTACGATATCCAGATATAGTTTTTGAAAACTGAATAATTACATTATCTTCTCCATCTGTATCTGGTGTTGGTGGAGCTTCTGTGAATGTTACTTCTCCAGTTTGTGGTGATTCCGTGAAATTTTGTGTTTCCACTCCGTTAATCCATGCTCTAACAGAATTTGCTTCATATGTATCAACATCAAGTGCATATGTTGTTGCTGCACCATCGCTACAAAATGAATTCTTTCTGAAGCCTGTTAGCATATTAACTTCTTGATATGGTGTTCCTCCACCACTCGGCATCCTTGAAATTGTCGTAGTTGGTATAAATCCTTCTACTTCTTTACATGTTACTCCGTTGTATTCTAAATAATTTAATCCGTCTTTAATGTATAAAATATCGTCAAAAATAAAGAATTGTGATTTTGCTGGATTCATTCCCAAACTTTTAATTGTTTTTGTCTCTTGTGTTTCCATATTGTAATCAAATAGTGATGTTCCAGAATGAATTATCATGTGTTTTACCGTGCTATAGGTATAAAAAAATAGCCCGTATATAGTGTTGTCCATTGGTTTTAACAATTCTATATCGGGCCTAGTTTCTAAACATTTTCCAAGTTTCTTATAATTCTTCCACATATTAAGTGCATCTGGACTTCTATATAAACTTAGTTTATAGTCTGAAAAATCTACTCCTAAAAAGTTCAAGTAGTTTCTTGTTATTAAATCTCCACTTGCCATTAGATATCAATTCCTCCTTCCTGCGAGTATGATGTCTTAGCATAACGAGGATCAAGTTGTTGTTTTAGCTCTGCATATCTTTGTGCATATATTGTTCCGTAGTTACTTGAAACATCAGATTTCAATATATCTGCTGCAACTCCAAAACATAGTGCATCAATTACTGGATAATCCAAATCAAACTTATAGTCGTTTGTTGTTTCTTCAGTTATCTGTTTTGGATATGTATAATAATAAATATTAGCTGTTCCTTTTTCTTTAAATGTTACATAGTTATCAAGAATTTCAAAATCTACACCAGTTATCTTATTTAGTAAGTAAAAATCTTTAATCTCATCTGTTAGAATGTACTCTTGATTTTCTTCTACCTCTATAACCTCTTTATTTAGCTTTTTACGGATTGAAAATAGCTCGTTAAGTATTGTGTTGACACACATATTAATTTTGGCTTTATAGTCAATGTCGTTTGTATAATCTTGAGTATCATCTGTATCAATTTCTTCAATTAATTCGAAAATCTTTTTCTTAACATCACCTAGTGTGATTTTCATCTTCATCACTCCTTATCCACTGCAAAACAGTTAAATTATAGAATATATCCATAAATGGAGAACGCTTTATAAACCTATTTATGATTCTATGTTTAACTGCTTTGCACTAATTAATGTCAACTTAACTAGAATGTTGACTTGAGAAACTAACGAAAAATTTGGATTCTGTGCCTATCTAGTATCAGCATGGTTGCAGAGGTTGGATTCGAACCAACGATATCTTGGGTATGAACCAAGTGAGATAGACCTCTTCTCCACTCTGCTATGTTAGAAGAATTATTCTAATCCTTCTATTCCATCTAAGCATTTAAGATTTTCTACAATTTCCTTTCTTGTAGTTAAATCTACGCTTGGAAGTATATATCCTTGTCCTTCTTGCCATATTAATCTTGTACCTTCTTTAAGTTTCATTGTAACTTTTGAGACTTCTTCAAATTCATATTCATTATTTTTAATTTTCTTATTTATTTCTGTTGTTAATACAAGATTCTTAATCGTTTGATGTATCTCTCCGTTACATTCAATATCGTCTATGTCGGTGTCTTTTGTTACAGTTACACCAAATATAGGTGCATAACGAGGTTTTACTAAAAATCTTTCAATTTTTTCTTGCGGTTTTTTACCTTTTAATTTCTTTTCTTCTTCATTATTTAAGTTTTCTTCCATAGTGCCTCCATAAAATAAGTAAAGGGCTCATATGAGCCCTTATACTAAATTGAACCATTTGCAACTGTTTCTTTAAGTACATACATTTCTTTTGGTTTTACAACTTTACATCCTACAACTAATAATGCTCTTACATAATCAGCAAATTGACTTTCTAGTCTACCTGCCTCAGTTTTTTCAACAGCTTCTGCATATGCTACAGCTTTACCAGTTCTAATAATGTTATATTTAGTTGTTCCATTTTTTGGTAGTAAGTTTTCAATGCAAACTCTTACATTGTAATACATACCAACAGCACCAGTTTTAGCAAGTTCAACGTTATTTGTTAAATCTTGTGTTAAACCTTCTCTAATTGCTTGATGATACTTAGGTGAAAATTCTCCCCATAACACATCTGCTGAACTTACATTGTTTTCATATAGTTTTGTTAAACCATCGTTTATTCTTGAAAGTCCATTTGCTTTTGTTACTTGAGAAGCTGATTCCTCTTGTGCAATATACTCAGTCGTTGTTGTATTATCTCCATTGTCGAAAGTAACACCATTTTCAACAGCATATTTAATTTTTGCAGCTGTAATTCTATCGCCTTCGTCTCCAAGCTCCTTAGCCATTTCACGACATGCATTATCAAATACACCAGAAATAGATTGTGCTCTATCTACATCGTCAAATGTTTGTGTTGCATATCTGTAGATGTCGATAGGTAGGTCTAATACTCTACCTTTTACACCTTCGTATTCGATTGGTGTACCTGGAACATATTCCTTTACAGTTGCTCTAATTGCAGATGTTATTTTTAAAATTTTTCCACCTTTAATTTCTCCGTCAAATGTATGATCAGAGTGTTTTCTTAGACCTGTTTGAGTGTCTAATACGTTTTGAATTTGTTTTGCCCATAGTGTAGGCTTAAATACTTCTACTGACATTTTAAAATCCTCCTTCTTACGCAAAAATAGACACTTTAAAAGTGCCTATTTTTTTACCCATTTTGATTTTGATTCATTAACAGCAGCCCATATTCTAGGGTCATTAAGTTGTTCGTCTGTTAATTTGTCAAAATCTTCAGGGCTATAATATTCTTTTACTTCATCTTTCGTTGTCTCGTTTTTCATTGAACCAATAGGTGTTACTTCTTCCTTTGGTTTAATCTTTGAGTACAACTCATATACATCCTTTAGCGGTGTGCTTTCATTAAACATCGCTTTAAAATCTTTGAAGTCTTTGCTGTTGATTTCATCATCAGACACTCCAATAGATTTTAGTGCTTTAGTCTCTTCAATTTTCTTTCTCTCGTTACCTAATACTTGATATTCGTATTTTTCTCTTAATGATAGGTTGTTGATTCCAATTGCATCTAGTCTGTCTGTCTCACTTACAATTTCATCATATCCCATATCAATAATTCTTTGAGCAGCTACATTTGCAAGGTCTTCTTCATCTCTATCGTCATAGATTGGTTGACTTACATCAATTCCTTGACTTTGATAGAAATTACTTAGTGTTTGTTCAATTTCATTCAAATCTTTAGCGCCTGTGCCTTTTTGCAATGTGTTTATGATTCTACTATACTTTTTATCGTTGCTACGTACTGCTCTATCAACCCTTTGTTTTACAATATCATTAACTTGCTCTTGAGTGAAAGTTTTTTGAATAGGCTCTTCTACTTGAGGTGTATTTACCTCTGTAGTTTCGGTTGTATCTGTTACAACCCCTTCAGTTACTTGTTCAGTAACTTCTTCTGTAGTAATGTCTACATTTTCATTTCCATTAATATTTTCTAAATCCATTATTTCCTCCTTTTAAAGTCTGGGTAGACTATAGCCTCACAGCTTTTAATGTCTTCATGGTTTGGACATATTTATATAAAGTGTTTCGCACATTTATACCGCTTGCTCATTTGCGTATTCATATTGCGGAACTGAGTTTTCTTCTATATATGAGCTTTGACTTTCTGGATCCATATCCAAAAATTGATTTGCTTGTTGGAACATCGATTGTGCTCTTGCATTGATTTGTGCAATTCGTGCTTGCTTTTCTTTCTCTTTTTGAATACGTTTCTTGATTTGTTGTTTTGGCATTACTGAATGTGTTGGTAATATATCTAGATAGAAGTCTAATTGCTCTAGTTTGTCTGGAGCAAGCCAGTTCCCTGTTAATAATTTTTCAGCTGCAAGCTCTTGTGCATATTCGTCATATACACTCATTGGTGTAATTTCTATTTTTACACTAGCTTTTAAGGCTTTAAGAGCACTAGCTGGTATCTTAACATTCTGATATGTTTTTTCGCCTGTTTGTGGATTCTCATCAACTTCAGTTTGTAATACCATTCCTTTCTGCTTATATGTAATGATAATATCAAGCCAGTTTAATGCTATATCTTCAATAAAGTCTTTAACTCCTTGTACTTGTGGGTTTAATGATTGTTGAGATGCGTTTTGTACTGCTAGAATTGCTTTACCTGATGCTTGCTCTGGATTAACTGAACCTGTTGTTATATCACCTGCATTTTCAAGTAATCTCGTTGTTTCTATTAAGTCTTTTTGTAGCTCTGCTACATCCGGACTCATTTGTGCTGGGTCTATCATCATAAATGCATTTCTTACATCTTGAACATTACCGTTAACACGTATCTTTCCTCCAACTGCATCAATAGCTGATGGATTAGTAATTGCATCGGCACTATATACCTTCTTTGGAAATGCTGTATTTTTGGTTACAACTGCTCTTCTCATTATTGTTTTATTGACCTCAATCTGGTTAGCAATAAGATTTCTTACTACTCCTTCGCCTCTTGAATAGCCTTTCTTTTCTGACCATGTGTAATGTGCAAGCGGATATCTTGTCATTCCTGAACTTGTCTTCTTCTGAAGAACAACTTCTTTTGTTGACTTTTCAAAAAATACTTTATCATTTTCCTTCCACATCTTAGTTAGAACTGTACACATGTCGTTAACTTCATATTTAGCTTGTTCACCAGCTGAATAATTTTGATCTATGTTATCTCCATTGATGCGGTTTATTTTCTCACTTGAAACTCCATTCTTCTCAGCCATTGCTCTTGCTTGAGTTACAGGTATACGTTTTCTAATAATAATATATGGTTGAGATTGAATGTCTTGGCTATTTTCATTACCATAGTAGACATCCGTCTTATCAAGAATTTCATTTTCAATTAATCCAGATTTAGTGTCAAAGTTGTTGTATATAATGCCTTCGTCATTGATACATGCATCCGCACTAGTTGCTCTTATTTTTCTGTCCATTTTGGTTCTTTCCCAAATTTTGGCTGCTCTTAATGTTAGTAATTTACATAGCTCGTCTGCAATTGGCTTAAATTCTGTCTCTTCGTAGTTTTCTGAACTATATACAATTCCCCATAAGTTGTTATTAACTACACCAACTTTATAGTTAACTATCGGTTGAATAAAGTTAAGTTGTACTGGCTCAACATCTTTAATGATGAGTCCTGCCCACTGGTCGCCATTGTACATTCTGTAGTTTTTGTCGGTGTCACTATAGATGTTAAATAGACTCATAAAATTAACAGCTTTTTGGTATAATTGCCATGCATCTGTAACTTTAATTTGCTCTATTGAATCCATGTTTTACCTCCTTAATTATATTTTTTCTGACCAGCTCCTGTACCGTCATAATTATTAATGTTGTCTAGAGTGGTCTGTAAATCATCATTATCTTTTTCGAATTTTTCATCTTGTTTCTTTTTCATTTCTTTGTCGTGTTTTGTCATTTTTAGCTTTCCATATGTAGTACTGCTCTTTGAATTTTTTCCAAAGATATAACCTACAATAAATGCTAAAATCATTCCAATTTCTGTTACTATTAATTCCGTCATATAACTACCTCATGCTCTCCCTCATCTTGATAATAATTTTGTCTGTCAAAATAATTGTGTTGTTCAATTGTATTTTGTGTATATGAAATTTGTTTGATAATCCTATATGCTATTGCAAGACCCATAACTAAGTCATCATGGGCACCTAGTTGTGCTTCAGGTCTGCCTTCTTCATTACGTACAAATACAAGCATTTCTCTTAATGTATCTGCATCATTAATTAGCTCTACATGATCTCTTACAAGTTCCACTAGATAACTAATTATTGCTGGCCTTGTCTTTAAATCTGTTCTGAAACCATATTCTTGTTTTGGTGGACTACCAATCTTTTCTTCATATTCACGTTTGAATTGTTTAATATATCCAAGTCTTTGTAACTCCTTAATCGGAAATGTATCGAAATTACTTTCAATACCAACTAATGCTTTGTTGTAATATAGACCTAAGCAATATACTTGCTTAACATATAAATCTGGATCTAATTGCTTTCGAAGTGTTGCACATTGTTTTAATGTTTTTGTATTAATAACATGTGCCGTGAAATAATCACTTCCTTCTCCAGCAGTATCTCCACCTATTCCATATTGAACTATTTCTGGAGTATTTGGAGCTTCATATATCTTGATATATCCCTTTGGATCATTTACCCATTTAATATTGCTCATCTTGTATTTAGGATAAGGCTTGTCTGTATATGGGTTTATTGCTCCCATTGGTGGTAAAGTATCGTTATAATCGTATGTAAAATAACCAACTTTAATTGGTTTTGGTACCTCTTGTAACCTTTTATTGATTTGTGCTGTATCAAATACACATGTACCAGTATTAAGAAATGCTTCTTCTGGTGTAGTTGGGTATTCTTGTTTGAATTGCTCTGCATCTCCACCGCAGTTATTTCTGATACACCATCTTCTCCACTCCAGTTGGTCATTTGAAAGGTTAAAAGTTTCCTTTAGTGTAATTTCTTCATCTGTTAATTTAAAACCTGTGTATGGCTTTTTATATTCGTCTAACTCATACCACGCAACAAAAAGTGGAACAAAGTCAGATTCACCTGAAACTGCTCTATCCCACATTTCTTTATAATATTCAAATCCATTAGCTGTTGACTCTATTATTACTATTGATTTTTTATTGTCTGGTACGGCTTGCATAAGACCATTCA